CTTACGTATAGGTAAAGGTTCATCTTTAAGATGTGCGGTAAAAATTGGGTGCGTCGATACACCGCACAGTAACGACTGTTCACACTGTTCACGCATACTTTCAACAATGGAGCTGAGAATAATAGGTTCTTCCCAACGCTCCGTGGCTTCGCCAATTGTAATATGTTTCAACTTGGTTTCATTAAAAGGAAAACCAGCTGATGTTTTGACCTTTATACGATCAACATATTCAACTCCGGCTTCGCCATTGAGAGCAACGTCAACAGAGAAAACATCTTTAACTAGAGCAAGCTCCTCAAGGGGAAGCTCAGAAAGAATTTTCTTGGTAAATGAATCAATAGCCGACTCTATATCCTCTGCAGAAATGTTACTATTTGTATTAACCATATCTACGAGAGGATTATATCTAACGCGATATCCCTTCATCTGAGGGGGACCAAAAGCGTCATGTATAGGTAGACTTGTATGTCTACTAGCTTCGACTATATGCTCGGACAAAAGAGTTCGAGCAACCTTAGACTTTCCAGGAAAATTCTTAAGCCCGGTCAAAGAGCCATGCACAGCAACATTACCACTAACAATGTAGCGTATAGGATGCCTATCATGAACCTCGGAAACAAGATCATGTTTACCGAGATAGATAGGATCAAGTACGCCACCTTGTATGGTATACATTGAGTCAAAATGGGAGACAAGAATATCAACATCTTTCTTCAGAAGAGGTGTTGAAACCATCTCTCTATTAGAACCCAATGCAGTGTGCATTCCGATAACAAAAACACCACCAGCAGTTTTAGTCCAAACAAGTGAACCACAATCACCATTCTTGGTGAGTTGGTCACCTACTAATTTACCAAACCACATATTATACGTGCCATTCATGCCATTATCCGACAAAAGCATGTCACGTAAATAGGAGCCACCAATAGAGCGCGTAATATACGAACTCATTGAGCTCTTAGTAATCATGTGGGCAGTTAGCGGACCAACAATACCTAAAGGTACAAGATAAGGTCGTATATCGCGGGCTGGAGGTAAATCCGGTATCACGAACATAGCTATATCCTTGGCTGGTATACTTGAGTAATGGTTTAAGGCAAAAAAAACCTTTTTACCATACACAAGTCCATTAGAGGCGTTTCTAATTATCTCTATATGAGAAATCTCACTACGAAAATAGTGCTCATTTGTGATCCACAATTGGCCACACACAGCAATGGCTTGACCGTCAATAGTCTGACCATCCGTAGTGTATAAGCGCATCTGAGCAACATTTTTGGCAAAAGTTTTCTCAATTTGTTCCGTTGACAGAGATGCCATGGAGATGGACTTTCTATCCATCTCACAATTTGCAATATCTGTGTCAGCGTTATAATAAACATTCTTCTGGACTTCAGGGGCAGGGGTTGGTGTTGAGACATATTGTCCTTGAACAAGAACCCTATAGCTGCTGTGCCATCTCTTATAGGCCGCACGTATAGCGACGAGAGTAGTAAGGATAGCAGCAAGAGCGTAAGCCTTCCGAAAACCATAAACATGAATTTTAAGACGCTGAGCGAGCATAAGAATACTGATTTTATCAACATAGAATTTCCATCTGAGACATCTATATTTCCAACGTCGAAGGAACATAGATAACAAATTTCCAGGGGAACCACATATTGCGGTAAAAAGCCAAAAGAAGAGACTAAGAACGGCATGTATAGCGAGAAGAATGAAGAACATCAAAATTGACGCCAAATACAATAAGCCGCGTGTACTCAAGAAAGTCTTAACTCCACTGAACCATTTCGGGTAGATGGAGGGACCTTGCACTGTGAGTGGCATAGGCAAGCAATTATTCGGATTCGGACAAAACAAACTTCGACAATCAAAACACATCGTCATATTATCATAAGTGTGTTTAGATTCTTGAATTGCATCCATATCAGCGAAATGTTTCTTGAGCTCTTCAAATACATACATGTATAGCCCCTCATATCCAAATATGGATAGAGTTTCTTCCCAATGAACAGATTGTCTCTCATCGTTAAGCATCTGCATTTTCTCTATGGTTAAAATCCACGGAAATGGCATTTTACCAGTTGCAGTACGATACTCTGAGATTTTGACACTATCAAGAGTACCAAGATCTGTTTTAAAAGCGTCTTTAACGCTAACACGGAATCGCATCTTCATTCTACGCCAAAAAGCACCAGGACAATACTTGCGAACATGTACATCCAAGTGAGCCTTATTGGTATTAAGCATAACAAGAGCTGGTTGGGCTCTAATGTTACCCTTCTTTTCCAATTCGGCTTGGTTAGTAAGAAGAGGACAAATATTGATGAGACTAATAAGCTCATCGGTGGACTTATCGACTTCACCCTTAACAAAAATGTTTTGGGAAACGTCATCACACCGAATGGCCCAATGGTAATTTTCAAAACCAGACCAATACTCATCATTAGGATTCCGTGAATATAGGAATTCATCGCGGGCTACGAGTGGACGATTCAACTTAGTCGAACACTCTGCATATATTTTAAACAATAATTTAGTAAGATCCGTTTTACCAACTGATGTGCCACCATAAAAGAAAATAGCAAATGGTAAAGGTCGTAATTGACCTGCTAATCTGCGATTATCTAATTTATTGCACGTCATATGGAGATCATGCAGCTTCAACTGCAATGTTCTCTTTTCGATGTTAGTTAAACTAGACATACCCTTCTTAAAAGAAGCACCAGTTTCGAGTAAAGTCAAGAGTTCTAAACGCAGCGCGAAAGGATCACATCCATCTTCGCCACTCAAAACTCTTTCACTATACAAGAGCTGTTCATTAGCCTGCTCAATCCACAATGCAACTTCGTTAACATCATAAAGAAGAGCTGAAAAATGTCCAGTTCTAAGAAAGGTAACACCTCTTGTAAGAATATCTTCAAGAAGTTCAGTCAAAGATATGAAGAACTTCCATCCGAAAACAAGAGGCGTGTGCTTAAGCATCTTACTATAACTAGTAAGTCGGCTATTATATGTACTAGCCAAAATACTATCTAAACCCAAAAATGATCGTAATACGGAGAAACATGTAAGGTATTGGAAAGTATCAGAAAGTTTCTGCAAAAGAGAGCTTTTCTCAATATTTTCAACACCTCCAATGAATCCACGTAAATAATCAAGTGAAGGATCAAAGTCAACATCTTGAATTCCGGTAACCAAATCGCTAAGTGTTTTAAGCGGTCTGAAAGCCGTCTTAGAAGACTGAACTTTGAAATCAGGGTCCCATATACTGTAAATGTATATGACACTTTCCCAGATATTAGAAGTTAAATTTTTATTTCCAGGAAAGTTAATTTTGTATTGTTTATAAAGGGCTTCAAAGACATGGAGAGGTGTGTCACAACGCATTAACTCACTGAGGAGTAAAATAGCGTTTTCTGCTATATCAACCATGTCAAAATTGGCAAATTTGCCAGATGAAGAAAGTTTACCAGAAAGAAATTCTCGAAGAGTGGCAGTACCAGAGAAAAATACTTCTGGTGAAACTCCGAAAAGTTTATTGTTACCATCAACGAGCGTGCTACTAGCCTGAACTTGAAATTGTCGGGCATGGAGTTGATTCTCCATTAAGCACGGGTTCAATCCGAAAGGTTGGTCTAAAAGACCAACGGAACGACGACTACCCGCGCACCCTAAGTGAGCGCATGTATCTGTTACTGTGTTAGTTGTTGCCATGGTAAGGTTGAAAGGGGGAGGGGGTGAGTGTTTTCTAGGAAAACATTCAAACCTAATCGACAGCAAATCGCACAGCTACTTTTAACCACCCGTCGTCTTGGTGGGGTCTACCTAACTCAAAAGAGCTTAATACTAATTGTATGGTATAATACAAAAAGATGACTAAATAAGGCCGGAGGCAAGAGTGCCGGTCTGTTTAATTGTTTTAGAAACAAAACCACGCTAACAGTATGTCATAATACTGCGTCGTCTGACTCAATCCAATAGAATGAGTAATCTAAAATTTGGGTTTAGCCAAAGGTTGGGTTCACAATGCCCAAAAATAACAAGTTGGTCCCAGCGGATACGAATTTCATTGCACAACAGTGGCGTACAAACACGTGAAATCCGCAGACGGTGGGATAAGCAATCGAATTATTTTACATCATTGTGTGCACTACATATGTAATCGGTAGTGCTGGTTTTATCGCAACCATTACGTTTGTAATAAACGGCTAAAGTAGAGAATTTTATAAGAAATAAATCTTATAAAATTC